AATTTCATAGAATGAAGTTAGCTTTCCCAGTCAATGAAGGTTGGTTATTTAGTAAGGACCGATATACTATTAAATTGTTTGCTTCGTATGATAGAGATGAAGATACAAAAGAGTTGACGTTCGGTGATCGTACCATGATTCCTTTGGCTTGCGTTAAGAAGATGACTAAGTTAAAGTAAGAGGGTGGAAGGAGAAAAATATGGCTAAAAAGAAAAAAAAGAAAAAAGTAGTTAAAAAGAAAAAGAAAAAAACTAAAAAGAAAAGAAAATAGTTAAGATAAAATAGGTTTTGGTTTCTTATCTTGAGGGGATTTATCTTTAGATTTTGGGTCTAGTAATAGACTATTATCATCTACGATGGTGGAGATTCTCTTATTTAATTCCTCTTCAGATAAGTCTTCAATCTTACCTGTTCTTATAATTTTTTGTTCAATATATAATCCCCCTGCAGCTCCTCGTGCCTTTTCGGCGTTGGTTGCAGCAGAAAAAGATCTTGATTTTTTAGCATCATCCCTAATTTTAGCTAGTTCAGCTAAGTGTCCACCAAAAGAGATAGCATATTTTTTATATGTTTCTTCTCGGAGTTCCCCGATATGTTTAACCACTAACGGATAATATTTGGGATTTTGAAGTTCACTGGCTTTTTTACGGAGTGTGGCCTTTTCTCCTTCATACCCAGCTTCCTTCGCACATTCATAAGCAAATTTATGACCTTCGTTGAACACTAATAATTCAGCAAATTTACGTTGCATAATAGTGAGTCGAGCAGGTAATCCTGTCTTCTTTTTGGCTGGTAAATTGTCCATTCTTGACAGTATAAGATATTATGTTTATATTGTAAATATGAAAGATGATGATAATAAATGGTGGGAAAAAACTGATATATGTGCTCCGGCCGGTAAAGGAGACCTTAAAGAGATGAATTATAATAGAGATTGGAAAGATATGTATGAGAAAGAACATGAAGCATTAGCTAATGCGTTAGCGGGCGATCACCGACAGAAAGAAGCAGATGAGTTGATGATGAAGAAGTTAGAAAGAATCCAAGAGTTAGAACAGATTAATGAAGATCATCATAAGCTGAATGGTAAATTGCAGATGCGAATTACAGAGCTAGAGCAAGATAATTTAGAATTGCATGCTGATAATAAAAAATTAGCGCTTCAGGTCTATGACCAGGTCGAACGAGCCCGTAAGGCAGGAATGTAATGCTTAAAGGCAGAGATTTAATTATGATCTTCGATCGATTCGTAGGTCCAAAGAAAGGAAGTAGTGTTGCCCAAGATGCCCGAGTTCAAGTCAGGACTCCTGATGGAAAACATTATGATGTTCAGAGTGTGAATTTAGTTGAAAATAAATTATTTGGTGCTAGAGAGACACATCGAATAGTGATTTCTACACATGAAGAAGTAGCGAAAATGGGTAAACCAATTAAGCTTTTATAAACATCTGTTACCGTCATTATTTTAATGAAACCTGAAACAAAATTATGGCATGAGCTTAAAAGAATTACACCACAAATTACATGGACAAGGCTGGAAAATACTAGCGTACTCGGTTGCCCTGATCTATTGGGCTACAATAATTCTGGGCACTTTTTCACTGTTGAGCTAAAGGTAACTTCGGGTAATAAAATTCGGTTCTCGCCGCATCAAATTTCTTTCCACGTACTGCATCCCAAGAACACTTTTATACTTGCCAAGAAGCCCAGTCAGGGCTCCTGCAAATTGTTTCCAGGTACTTGTATCTTGGCTCTAGTTAAGGAAGGTTTTAAGAACGAGGACGCTTGTTGCTTGTCGCTTGAAGCTTGCGGCTTGTGGCTTTCGGAGCTTGGCGCTTGAAGCTTGCCGCTTGCGGCTTGTAGCTTGAGGATTTTTTATTTGTAATCCAATTCACTGTTTTATATTTCATAGTTTAGAATCATTCTAATGTAGCGGGTAAGCAATGTTGCTTATCTTTTTATCCCAGCATTGCCTACAGCTTTTACACTCGTTGCCCTGTTGTTGCGCTGGACACCTGTGCCCTGGCTGTGTGAGCCCCGTCGACACAGTACTAGTCCATGACCAAAAGCTAACAGGCTTTTGGTCGATCATATGCGAGGACATACGAATAATTAAATTTTTTGGAACCACCGCTGGATCCATCAGTGTTAAAAGTTTTGCTTCTCGTGTTGGCATCCAATGACTGACCGCTGGCGTCTGGTTGCATACTTCAAAAATTTTTTTTAAATGCCAGGCGCCCTGTAGGTCGCCAGAGTCATGCCATCTGAAGAATGGAACTTTTTTGCTATAATGACTAATTAAAAAACTTATCGCTTCGACCCATTGTGGATGAGTTAAAGAATTCAACCTACGGTTGAGCGCATCTTTTACATTGGGAAATCTATAGCGGCCCTTCATAGCGTAACAACCCGAACAAACTGAGCCTTTGATAGCTTGAAGCTTGACGCCTGTCACGCATTCCCAGGCCGGCAGGTTGTATGCATAGCCCGGCATCTTAGATGGTGCGGATAATCCGCCTGTTATTTCTTTAGCTTCTTTAAGTTGCATAATATCTTTTTGCATTTATTAATATAATACTTCGACAGCTCGCTGTCTGGCTTTGTAAAATAATCTAATAAATATAACTTTCTTTTTCTTCTCATAATCTTATAATATCTTATAACGCTTCAATTGTCAAGCCGCTTGTTGCTTGAAGCTTGAAGCTCGAGCCTGTTACGGGTCGGACTAGTATGCCCGCAGGCTGGAGCTCTAAGCTTGCCGCTTGTTGCTTGGGTCAAGCCGATCGGTCTTGCACCGTACGCTAGAAAATCAAACCTAGTTGTTATCTCAACTTGACCCGGGATCCATTGCACCTTTGAGCCACCTCAAACGTGGGTTGTAATGGCAATGGATCGCGGCTCAAGTTTGGCCAAGCGACAGAGTGTATACATTTTTCACTAACCGTCGCTAGTCGGTCGCTTGACCCGAGATCCAGCGGGAATTCCTCTTAATCTCTGGGAACTGGATCTCGGCTCAAGCTGGGCGCTTGCGCGCCCAAACTTTTAAAAGGGAATATCCTCTTTCTCTTTTATTTTTAATAACTCCTTCATTTTTTCATTCTTTACTTGTGCCACATTAATCTTTTCTTGTGTTTCATTTTTTAATTGATACAGAACCAAAAGTTCTGTCATTATTGCCATGTGATCTGTGTGGTCATATTCTTTTTTTGACATTTTATATTTCCTCGCTAGTTGCGCAATCAATGCAAAGTGTTTCAGATGACCATTCATCTGGTCTAGGCATACACCCGCAATGACTACAGTTTATTTCTTTCATTGTGTTATCTTATATTATCTTATAACTAAAGTCAAGCACTATTTTCTTTACTATTTATTTCAGTTAAACTTGAACCCTTTAAACCTTCTAACTTTTTAAACTTTTTTATGATTGGTTTAAGTTCATTAGCAAACTGTTCATATCCAGCTTTATTCTCATAATATATAGACCTATGCTCAAGTGCTTGCCTAATATATTTTATTTCTTTTATATTTAGTTTCATAATGACACTCTACCATAAAATCCCATAACTGTCAAGAAGTTTATTTAAATAATTATCTTGACATATCTCGGAAAATCCTATATACTAGGATGGTGGCTGGTGGACGGCGGTGGTATATTAAAGCCATACAACCACAGGTTGTGTCGCCAGATTTTAGCCCTTGACTTTTATTCTATTATGGGATATAATGGGATCATGATTATAAAAATAAATGATACAATAACAGATGAGAGAGGTCGAACGGGTAAGATTATCAATATAGGAATAGCAACAGACAAAAATGATATCGCAGCCGAATCAGATACCAGCTTAAATGCAAAAGAGTATGATACTGATTTAAATTATACGGGTGCAATTACATTTTGTAATGAGGAAAAGAGTAAAACGTATTGGTGTTATTTTATACAGATAAAAGACAAAGTAACTATTGACAACAGGGATTAAATCATATATAATCCCATATAGAAAGCGAGGAAACTATGAAAGATATAAAAGAATTACCACAAACTTTTTTTATTACCTATTATGCTAAAACTCATAATGGTCAACCTATTAAAGGCGGTGGAAAATTCATAACTAGAAAAGCATGCGAGCCAAATCCTAAAGGCACAGCAGGTCGTATGTTCACAGATAAAAATGGAACAGATAGATATGTTTATTGGGATTTAGATTCTGGATACTGGCGGCATGCCACAGGTAGCTGGCAAGTGAAAGCGGTGGCATAATGCCAAAAGATTTATTACTTATAATTTTAGGCGCTGGAGTTTCCAGCGCCTATTTTTTCTGGCAAGAATATAGAAGAAAGAAAAAAGAAAAACAGCAAGAGAGGTTAAATCAAATAAGCATTAAAGATAATCAATTTGAAATTAATGCTGATGGTAGTGAAACAGATTTTGAGAGGTTTGGCAAATGATTGAATATATAATTTTTGGTATCATCGATAACGCCGTAATGTTAACCGGCGCATTGTTTGGCATATCAATTGAAAAGAAGTTCCCGAAAAAACTACAGACCGGATTTTTAGGCGCAACAGTAGGCGCCGGGTTGGGAAATACTTTCAGTGATTTTTTAGGTGGCATCGGTGCAACTAATATGGATTTAGCATTTGGATCAGCGATTGGCTGTCTATTGGCATTAAGTATAATACCAATGCACATGTTATGGATTAAAAGAAAAATAATAAAGGTTGACAACAGGGATTAAATCATATATAATCCCAGATAGAAAGCGAGGAAAGATATGAAAACAAAAAAAGTAAAACTTAATATTGTTCTTGTAGTAAAAGCGTCAAAGTATTTTGCGGATCAATTAAAAGATAATGTCGAAAGAACTGTTGGTGCTAATTGTTTTAACACAAATAATAGAACTGTATTAAGTGCGAAAGTGGTTAGTATTAAATGAAATAAGACTTGACAAGAGGGATTAAATCATATATAATCCCAGATAGAAAGCGAGGAATATGAGTGAGAGAACTAAAGTAAGAACGAATCCTTTTAGTCATATGGCAATGTGGCTAACAGCCGAAGAGGCGGCGTTATATGATAAGATCAAACAAGATGAGAGGGACGAGAACTATACTGAAATGCAAAAGGGGTTAGATAAGTTTAGCAGATTAAATGCTGAAGCTTTTATGACTCTATTAGATTGAGTAACAACCATAGGTTGTGGCGCTAACGCGCCACTCCTCGCATCACAGTGTGTGTCTGATGCCACACACTGTGACATATATGTCACGCGCCGCTGCGCGGCGCAGTCAATCACTTTATACGTGAGCAACCACAGGTTGTATCGCCTTTCAAAAATTCGCGCCAGATATGTATGCAGTTAATGCATACAACTACAGGTTGTATTCAAATTTTTTTCGCCTCGCCTCGCTTCGCTCGGCTCGGGCGCGGAAACCATAGAGGTACCAGGTCCGATCCGGAAAAAGTAAATTGAGCCTTTGTCCTAACACATAAAATAAAAAGGGGTCCCACTACTTTCGGCTTTATTTCTTGATTTAGACGGTTATCCAGGTTAAAAAACGTTTTGGTCCCATAAGAGCCACTTATGCTAGATATAAAAAATATTATAAAAAAATTACAGGTTGAGAACCTGCCCCCAGACACTAGACGCGAGTTGAAACGATACCTGGTTCAACTTAATCGAAAACAAAAATATAGTAGGATTCGAAAGGATTTTCTAACTTTTGTAAAACACATGTGGCCTGATTTTATAGAGGGGTACCATCATAAAATTGTTGCAGAAAAATTTAACGATTTAAAATCTAGAAAAATTAAGAGACTCATTATCAACATGCCCCCACGGCATACAAAATCTGAGTTTGCTTCGTTCTTGCTTCCTGCATGGATGATTGGGAACAATCCAAAATTAAAAATTATTCAAGCCACCCACACCGCTGAACTTGCAGTACGATTTGGTCGTAAGGCTAAACACTTAATGGATAGTGAAGAGTATAAAGAAGTTTTCCCCACAAGACTCATGGAAGATAGCAAAGCCGCTGGTCGCTGGGAAACAGCACAAGGCGGAGAGTATTTCGCGGTGGGCGTTGAAGGAGCCGTAACCGGAAGAGGTGCGGATCTTTTAATTATAGATGATCCTCACTCGGAGCAAGATGCTATGTCCAAGAAAGCATTAGAACGAGCGTATGAATGGTACACCACAGGACCCAGACAAAGATTGCAGCCGAACGGAGTGATCGTTCTGGTTATGACACGATGGAACAAAGGAGATCTAACAGGACTCTTACAGAATGCTCAAAAAGAACCTAAGGCCGATCAGTGGGAGGTGATTGAATTCCCTGCCATCATGCCTTCCGGTAAACCCGTGTGGCCAGAATATTGGGACTTGGAACAACTGCTATCGGTTAAAGCTTCCGTGGCGTTGCCTAAATGGAATTCTCAGTATATGCAGAATCCGACTTCTGAAGAAGGGGCTTTAATTAAACGAGAGTGGTGGAAGAAGTGGCCCGAAGATAGGGGCATTCCTAAATGTGATTACGTGATTCAAAGTTATGATACCGCTTATTTAAAAAAAGAAACGGCTGACTTTTCAGCCATTACCACTTGGGGTGTTTTCCGTGAAAACGAAGATACCAAACCTCATTTACTTTTACTAGATTCGATTAAAGATAGATTCGAGTTTCCTGATTTAAGAAGAGAGGCACTCAAGCTCTATAAATATTGGGAGCCTGAGATTGTTTTAATCGAAGCAAAAGCTGCTGGACTTCCTCTCACATACGAATTGAGAAATATGGGGATCCCAGTTATTAACTTTACGCCGAGCCGTGGAAATGATAAACATAGTAGAGTTAATGCAGTTTCACCGATGTTTGAAGCTGGACAGATTTGGGCTCCAACCCACCTGCAATTTGCACAAGAAGTTATGGAGGAATGCGCAGCATTTCCCTATGGCGAACATGATGACTTGGTGGATAGTACCACGCAGGCGATTATGAGATTTAGACAAGGAGGATTGCTCGGTCACCCGGAAGATTACAAAGACAAACCTCGACCAATGGATTTTAAGGAGTATTATTAAATTATGATCAAAGCATTTTTTGAAGTCTACAAAATTTTGAATAAAATAGGCATTAAACCGAAAGATGTGATTGGAATGGGTGGAGATATTGTAAAAATGGGAAAAAGCCTGTTTAATACGAGAGTTAATCCAAAATTATTAGAATTTATTGCAAAAAATAATAAAATTCCCGCTAAAATCCTAGAAAATATCAAAATTCACGCAAGAACACTCAAAAATACGACTGAAAGCCAAAAAAATCTGTTTTTAGAAAATATTAAGAGTATTCAGAAGGCAAAAACACCAAAAATACCGGTTAAATCCTCGTCGCCAGTCACTAGCGTCTATAGACCAGGATCAAGCGGCAAGGAACTTCCGGCATGGACTAAAGGCTGGAAACCAACCGTTATTAAAGGTGGCAAAGACGGTTTAGCAACCGGCGGAATCGCAAATCACTTTAGAAAAAAATTTGAAGACGGCACTGAGATCGAAGGTCCACAATTACCTGAAGATGATAAAATATCTCTAGACGAGATTGTTGCCGGTGTAGTGGGCAAAAGAGAAGATAGACCCGATTGGGGGATTGTGGGGTTTAAAGGCGGACCTAGACAAATGGCAGATAGGGCAGCACAAGGACTGAGTGGAGGTTCTGTAGAAGAAAAAGCGAATGATCTTTTTAAGAGCATGCTCTATGTCGCAAAAAACTCGGATAAAGAAACGGCTAATACGTTATACAGCGCCTTCGATGGGATGCTTGATGTTAATATTAAAAATAAAGCAACGGGAATTGAACAAGATCTTGCAGAAAAATTGGTTGCCGGAACATTTAAAATCGAAGAAGGGATTCCCACTCGAATCGATGACAATACTATTTTTGATATTGCGTTGCAGACTTTCGATAAATTACCCAACGATCTTCAAGCCAAAATTTTCGCTTCGACTAATTTAGCTAAAGATGAAAGTTGGAGTGCTCTGTTAGAAGGAAACAATCTAGGTCTGGAGTACAACAGTGATAATCAAAAAATTGAAGGGTTTTATGATGTCCAAATTGATTCAGAAACGTTGAAGCCGACAATTATTAGACCGATGTTTACGAAAGATAATTTAAATGATGAAATTAAAAAAAGTATCTTTATTGGCCATGGAGATTTTCCACCGAACCCAGACGATTACCCAGATCCAGATATGTATATGGCGGCGATGCAAATATGGGAAGCCGATAAGAATAAAGAATATTTTGGAATCGAGCTCGTCTCTGAACCTACATCTAATTACACCGGAGGAAAAGCAACCTTTGATACTAAAAATGTAAGTGGTTGGGGTGCTGTAGAAACTTCCCCTAATGAAAATTTAGCTTACCTAGAAGGAACGGTCGATCTTCCTAATGTTCTTGTAGAAGATAAACCCATTGAACTGAGTTCCTCTTTTTATAAAGATTTAGATACAGAAGATAAAGAAACTATACTTAGAGCTGATGTTCCTGTTTCAGAGAGTATTACGCCTTATGTTGAGAAAAAAACGGGAGATTGGGAGGACGAACTAAAATATGGAATCAATTTAGATAAAACAGGAGAAATTGGAAATTGGGATTATCAATTAACTGGAGATATTGATCAAGATAAAGATTACACCCTAAAAGGTGGTTTAAGTACTGACTTCATGGGAGGAACAGCTGGGATTGATGGCTATATTGATGAAGACGGTAATTGGCAGGCTTTTGCGGGTTTAAAATGGAAATTTGGCGATGGAAAGAAAAAAGATGAAACGTATCAGACTAGCGATGTTGGCGAAGCTTATGATGTCTTAAAAAAGATGGCAACCGGCGGAATCGCAAACCATTTTAGAAAGAAATAATGCCAAGTACCAATATTAAAGATTACTACAGAAGAGCCTGGGGACTTAAGGATAGAGTTGGATTAGAAAAAGGAACCCATTGGACTGATTTTTTAAATCCGGGAGAACTTTTAATAAGAAAACCAAGTGAACAAGATAAAATTGAATTTAAAGAAGATTTATCCAAAGGAGTGGAATTTGCAAAAGAAAAATGGAGTGCGTTATGGCCTGAACTTATAAAAGATTTTACTCCGGTTGAAGGAGAGGTTCGAGCTAAACACCGCTTTGATGAGAATTTAGCTGAAATCGCTCAAGCTAAGAAAGAGAAAAAATATATTGAAATGGCAGGACATGCAGCTGAAGGTCCAATCCTGGCCGGAGCTACTTTACCCTGGTGGACAGGCGTAGGGCCTGCTTTTAAAGTAGCGTCTAATGTTTTACGTTTAGGAA